TCGGCGGAGTAAAGCAATCGGAAAGAATGTTATGGTTATAACATCTTCACTGGATAAACGTTATTCAGTGGAGCCGGCACTTGTAAGTCATGATAAGGAATCAGTTGCGGCAGTCGCAGTCACAAAACTGATGTCTTGTTTACAGGATGATGATGTACAACTGGGTATATTGCTAGAAGCTGACCTTATTGTTATTGAGGAAGCCCAGTTCTTTCCCGACTTGCGTCAGTTTGTAGAAATAGTTCTTACACTTAAGAAAAATCTGGTTGTCTGTGGCCTAGACGGAGACACTGCTGCTAAGCCATTTGGTCAAGTACTGGACTGTATTCCACTAGCAGATTCTGTTGTAAAGATGACTGCTTTGTGCGAAATGTGTGGAGATGGAACACCGGCTATCTTTACTGGACTGCGGTCTTCTACGGGTTTAACAGCAGGAGTAATACATGTTGGAGCATCGGAGACCTATGTGCCGCTTTGTAGAAAGCATCGGTTCGCTTAGCAAAAACTTAGCGACGACTCCTTGAATTCACATTCTTATTTGCTTCAGCCGATTCTCCGCCCATTACAAATTTCAAACCTCCTATTGTTGCCAAAATAATGGGACTGCCAATTGCCATAATTGTATTAAAATCATAATCCGGGTCTTGGGCGTTAAGACCATACGCAACACCTGCTAGAACTCCAATTGCGACCAATGCGACCCCAACAAGAATTATAGTTGAATCCATCTCCCTATTCTTAGCCTATTTTTTACATACTAAAGCCTTCGCTAGAAAAAGAAGCAGAATGGAAGATAAGACATTAGAGGATAGGTTAGAGGCAGTGGGGTATTACGAGGAGACCAGTACAAGTAGCGAAGTTACGAGCAAGTATCCCTTTGATGCTGTGTTATGGGCTGGCTCAACGCCATTCTGTAAAGAGGTTGTAATCACAAAGTCAGCGGAATATGGACGTATGCTATTTACGGATGGCGAACTCCAGAGCACTGAGGGAGATGAAGCCATTTATCATGAGCATTTGGTACATCCTGCTATTGCCACATTTAAGAGTCTCTATGGAGATAAACCTCTGCGCGTTTGTGTTCTCGGAGCAGGAGAAGGAGCAACTTGCAGAGAACTCTTAAGATGGCCTGTCTCTAATGTCAAGGAAGTTGTGTGGAATGATATAGATCAAAGCCTCGTTACTCTTTGCCGCGACTATTTGGGTTATTGTCCCGATAAGATTAATGAAATATTTTATCCCAATCAGCGTGTAATTTATCTTAATCAAGATGCGAATAAATTGCTCAAAGATGAGAGTCTGCCACTGTTTGATATTGTAATTTGTGATTTACCCGATCCTGTAGAGGCGGCGGTGGAGGGATTATATAGCCCCACGTTCTGGAAAGACATGTATGCGCGGATGTCCCCTAATTCTGTAGTCATAACCCACTGTGGACCGGTTGCGCCCGTCTCAGTGGATGGAATGGCCCTGGCCTTCTCCGTCCGGGATGCGATGATTGCTGCTGGTTTTGCGAAGCCGCGACTCGGAAAGGTCGCAATTCCCTCCTTTCAGAGTGAATGGGGCTTTCTCGTGGCAACCAAGGCTGAAGCAGTTCCCGACTTGGCTGCTGATTTGCTACCCGAAGGATGTCGCATTTTAGATGCCGATGCTGCTGCTGCTTTTTTCCGGATTCCCGCATATTATACCCGGAGTTTGTAGGGAGGCAATGGCCGATTTATCATCTACTCGTATATTAGCATTTGACTTTGACCTGTGTGTTTGTGATGGGGAGGGATTTTTTGAATTGTTCACGCAGCTGCTGGACATTTATGAATTCTGCCAAATCAGTCGTAACAAGACGGACAAACACACAGGGGGTCTACCGGAGGATTTTATGGATGTAGTGGAAAAGGCATATAAGACCTTGGCATTTGACGCCGCTACTGCTTCAAAGAAGAAGGAATTGTTTTTATTCCGCCCCGGTATGGAAAATGTTTTCCGAACTGCTCAACTAATGAAAAGCCAAGGGCATTTGAATTACATTATGTTTTATTCCAACAATAGTTGCCCCGAATTTCTATCATTTATAGAACTTGTTATTCGCTTGTCAAATCTGAATATGTTTTCCGTTAAAAAACCTGTAGTAGAACTTGTTTTTACCGCAAATACTGCGTCACGGATGAAAGTGGAGCGTGCTCCAGCAGGTCAGCCTAATGCGCGGGAAAAGACAACCCGAGGTATTATACAGTGTTTGGAGGATTTAGATTTACCAGTAACTCGCCATCCCGAAATTCTATTTTTTGATGACATGAAGCACATGGGACTCGGCTCTGCTCTTAAAATTGTGCCCGAATACAGTGCGCTTCATACTTCCCAGCAAATCTATGATGTGTTCTTTGGATGCTTAGAGAAAACGGGACTTTTTATTGGCGGAGAATTGCGGCCTGAATGGCAGCGTCTTGGTATACAGAATTCACTCATGAAAAATACTGCTAGTGTGTTTAAGGACTGGTTGGACGGGAAGGATTTACCCAAGCAACCTCTGACAGCGGGCCCCGAATTTGAGAAGAATTTAAAAGTTTCCGACGCAATGATAGGCGAAATTTATACATTCTGCGGTGTTCAAGCAATTAATAAACGAAAAAGTCGGAAACGGCGGGGAAAATATGACTTGGCTTAAAATACTTTAATATGGTAGAGATGGCAAGTCTAACAGCAAATGCTTCACCGCCAAAACAGGAGTCTCCTCCCAAGACAGGTGACGACAAAGACAAGCCTAAGGCGGATGTTGTAAAGCCAAAGAAATTTTTGAATGGATGGACGCCTGAACTGGATGACTTAATGGCAGAATGGGCTGATAAAGCAGCTTGCTATCGGTGGATGCATGAGCGCACAGAGAAGATTTTTAGTCGCAATGACAGGATGATTACAATTCCCGTCATTATTCTAAGTACATTGACGGGAACAGCCAACTTTGGTCTCACTTCCATTTTTGGCGATAACAAAAGCGCTGCTAGTTTGGCGACACTTGCGATTGGTGGTGTCTCCATTATTGCTGGAATCATCACAACACTTGGTAACTTTTTGAGATACGCGCAGGGCTCTGAAGCACATCGCGTTAGCAGTATTTCATGGGGCAAATTTAATCGTTTAATTTGTGTTGAACTGCGCTTGAATCCTAATGAACGCATGGATTCCATGTCATTCTTGAAGATTTGCCGTATTGAATTGGACCGTCTAATTGAGCAGTCGCCGCCGATTCCTGATTCAGTTATTGCGGCCTTCCGTAATGAATTCGGTTCATCCATGGATGTTAAGAAACCCGATATTGCGGCTGCGATTGAACATACGAAGGCATTCAAAGATAATGGTGCTCGTCTCAAGAAGATGGCAGCCGAAGCCGCAATCATGATTCAACAGAAGAAGGGTGTTCTCCGTCAACTCGTTGTTTCTGATATTGATATTCGTATCAAGGAGGAAAATGACCGTATGCGTCTTGAACTCAAGCCGATGCTGGAGGCAATTGCTAAGAAAGCGGCACAAGATACACTCAAGAGTATGAATGTGGGAGTTAAGGGAACTCGTGAATCATCTCCTGAGCCAGCCCCGAAAAGTTCATTATCATCTAGCATTCATGCTAAGAAAGCAGCGGAGATTAAAAATGAACTGAGCAAAATGGCTTCTTCAGGTGTAGTTAGTATGCTAAAATCACAATTTAAGATTGGATCTGAACTACCGATACCTTTCTCGGTGCCGCCTACAAATGAAAAGAAAGATGATGATGAAGAGGAGTCGGAAAAATCTGTACCTGAATCAATCACAATTGATATTAGTGGCTCTAATGTTACTGAGCCTAAAACAATAGTACATATTTAAATTATGGAAATAACACTACCTAAATCAGATTCAAACACATCACTTTCATCGCTTATTTCAATAGGTAATGAAAGTAAGAATTCTGGTCCATCCACTGAAAGATGTATTATTTGCTTAGGCGATGAATTGCCGATTTTATCAACAATAGAGGATAAAAGTTGTAAATGTGTGTATCATTATCATGAGAACTGTTTAAAGGAATGGTTTGAAAAACATAGTTCATTGTGTCCTATTTGTCGTAAACAAAGTCGGTCACATAATAATACTATAGAGGTTTTTGTATTAACATTCACTTTATGGCAAAAATTCATATTTTCAATTGGTTGCTTAACTCTTACTTTGATATTAGTCTGGTCAATTGTGAAAAATGGGTTAAATTAGATTAAAAAGAATACAGCGAAATAATATGTGTAGTTGCCAAGCAGGCAAAATTCAAGGAATAGAAACGAGTGAATGGGGTCCACATTATTGGAAGACACTTCATAAACTATCCCTGAAGGCGGGAACGCTTACTGAACCAAATGGTCAAGCAGAGGAAATGCGTTCTTGGACGCATATTTTGCGGGAAACACAGAAAGCTATTCCGTGTGAAGAATGCCGCACACATTACAAAGAGTGGATTCTAGCATATCCACTCAAACCTCTGTTAGATTTGCCTTATTCGCAGAAAGGTGATTGGATTCGGGATTGGTTATGGCGACTTCATTCGGATGTGAATCGGCGGCTCGGAAAACCAAATCTTGATTTTTCTGAGTTGACGGCAACTTATTCGGCGGTTTTTGTGCGATTTGAAATTGCGACTATTGATAAATATATACGAGCAGCAACTGTGGCATCACAGATTAAACTGCTGGATTTCAAGGAGTGGAAGAAGCATGTTGTAATGCTTAATAGTATGTATTAGAGTCTAGCAGTTACATCTGCGCATAGTAACCTGTTATTTGCGATATCAAACCATTCAATCTTGGTTGTGACCTTGCCGCTTACGCCCGAGGGGAAAACGCTTGTGGTTGTATTTGTGTAAGGACCGGGAAGCAGAGGACACGCGACATCCGAGCAGAGATCTTCCGTTGTGGGTGAGAACGGAATACCATTAAATGAGAAAGAATACTTGGCTGTTCCCGCATTGACATTAGTTCCGGGCGGGATTTCCAGATTTAGTGTGATTGAAGAATCTTGACCGGGGACAACGGGGTCAGGCAGAAGGGAGCCGCTCATGAACTTGAAGACAGATGTTCCCTTTGAACAGTCTGTCACTGAGTTGGTTTGATTGTAGATGCCTAAAAAGAGAATAACCGCCGTAACAAAACCCATTTACTTACTTGTTGCGGCGATTCTTTAGACTCTTGCTTCTCTGCCGTTTATTAG